CTTCCCCAATTCCCTGTGGCCGCTGCGAACTCGATTGCACCTGCATTGTCGGTTGCACCAGAAGAGGCCGCATCAAAGGTGACGGCCACACGCGAGTAATTGTTGCCAGTGAGTTCTGTCCCGCTGTTATCATCACCGAAGGAGCCGGTTGATAATCCTACGTAGACAGCCGATGGTGCAGTGAATGATGTAGTGCCAAGCACATGATCCAAGAGCTTGTTTTCTGCGTAATCACTAAGCGCGCTCATTTTTAAGCTCCAGCAGAGTTTTGCCGTTGGTAAATGCTGGTCATTTGCAAGGTGCCAGTGCCGTACTGCGCCCTCTCTTCATCACGCTTGATCTCTTCGATTGCGCGAGTGAATTTCGTGTCATAGATTTGCGCACGCTGCTCATCCATCAGGTACGTGTACGCCTCTGTGAGCGCACCGCTAAGATAGGCGTCGGGGTGACGTGTGAGGATCGTGTTGACAAGGTTGCTGTCGCTCAACGCAGATATAGAACCCACATAGATGATCTGTGCGTTGTATGAGGTATCTGGCACCGGGCGAAACTGTATCTCGCCACCTACAATCGTATAGGCGCGTGGCTTGCCAGTAGTGCCGCCAAACTCACTTTCCAGAGCGACGGGTGACTTGTACTCAAGCACCGTGTTAGGGCTTGTGAGAAGCTTGACGTGCCGCACCTCGCGTAAATCCGTTGGCAGCGCGACAAACTCGTCATTTGCCGTAAGGGTTGCGTTAGCACGTTTTTCCTGTGACCGACTTTCAAGCTCACGGGACAGACGGCCTTCAGCCAAACTGATAAACTCCGGTATTCTGTCAGTAAGATCTGACCTGGCTAGAAAGTTAGCCACTGCGGTCTTTAGCTCTGTGTAGTTCGTGATGCTCATATGTTGCCACCACCCGATCTAAAGTAACGATTGTCGTAGTCATTGAGCCATTTGCGCCACGCCTTCGGGTTGTCGCGTGGATCACCAAACTTTTCTCTTAGCTGTAAATAAATAATGTTTGGAATGTCAGCGACTTTCTGCCAGTGCGCCTGTGTATTCCCCTGCAAAGATCCCTTCTGATAGGCGTTTTGCTGTTGCTTGTTACTTTCCAGCACATGCTTGAAATGCTGCTTCTGCTCTATCGTCCAGCCGCCCTCTGGATTGTCGTGCATCCAGACCTCTTTGCCAGCTTCACGGTCATACTTGAGAAGACGTTTTGCCATGTTCACCCCAATAAAAAAGGGCGACCGAAGCCGCCCTCTTTCTCGTTGTGTTGTTAGGTGTTAGCTGCCGTTCAATCCAAAAACGACTGCGTGGGATTTAGGTGCCTTCACCTTCAATGCCCATTCGATGATGATCTGCGTTTTGTCTGCGTCACCGCTGGAACCAATCTCGTTCTCCGAGAAGTTGCGTCCAGTAAGTGTGGAGAGGCACACAAAGTTAGGATCAATCAAGAAGATCTTGTCGTTTGAGATAAAGCGTGATGGCGTGATATCCAACGTGCCGAAGTCGTTTAGATATACTGCCGTCGAACCAACAAATGTTGGCGCTTTACCTTCAGTCATATTGACTTGGTTGGTGACAAGATTGGTGCCGCTCTGCGTTAGATCAGAGATGTTGGCGCGGTTAGTGGCATCACATACTAAGAGTGAAGGATTGCCGCCATCTGACCATGCTTGCTGCATCGCTGTATCAATGCGTGCAAGTGTCAAAGCGTGGTTAGTGCCTGTCACATCAGCAGTGTCAGTACCATCGCCAGTTGCGAACGCCATGTCAGACGGCTTATCACCGTTTGTCATCCACGTCAGAAGCGATGCAGACTTGCGTGGCTCTGATGCAGAACGTGCGACATTGGTGTCACCAATCATCTTTTCTACATCTCGCCTTAGCTCAAGTCCCTTCAGTACGCGTTGGTAGGCCACTTCACGATCACGACCGGCCTTGTCAACCGCATCTAATGTTTTAGATACGATGAAGCCCTTCTGTGATATTTGATGGTAGTTCCCCATGCGAACAGTAGCTGTAACACCAGTGTCCGACATGTCAGCACCTTCGTTGACATGGTTGTCAGTTGCAGCACTTGCGAGTTCCTGCACCTGCCATTCAGTAAAGATGCCTGTAGAGGTTTCCTTCTCTACGGAAGAAAAAATGGGTGTTTCATCAGAGTCCACTTTGTAGATGATGTCTGCAAGGGTCTCTCTTTCACCCACGCTATTAGCAGTGGTAGCGGTTGCCATAATGGCCTCCCTTTAGTTGCCAGATTGAATGAGATAATCGACTGCGTTCTTAAAGCTTGGTGCTTTATCAAACGCTGCACGACGCTTGCGCCGCGCACTTGCTTGGACTTCTTTCTTCGTGCGGGGAGTGCCAGCCTTTGGTGTTTTCGGTGCTGCACGTACCTTCTTCTTTGCAGTCTTTGCTTGATCGCTGATCTTGCTCAACTGCCATGAATCGTACAGCGCCTTAATGGCACGATGGTCTGACGCCTGATTGATTTCCTCTTGAGTATAACCATACTCTTTCACAGCAAAATCAATCAGTTCAGCACGTTCTGTCTGGCGAACACCTTCGTCTCGCCATTGAGGTATTTTGTCTAGCATCAGTTCCGATTGCTGGCCCAGATGTGTCTTCCACAACTCGACTTGCTCGGCTTGCTGTTGCTGACTAATACGCTCATTCTCTGCGCTGATCTGTTTCTTGCGTTCTTCCAAACGCTGGTAGTCAGTCCATTTTCTAGCGTATTCATCCGCCGGAAGTTGTTTTCGCAGTTCATCCCAATCTGGTTCAGCGTTTGCTTGCTCCAGGTACTGGTGAATCTGCCGCAGTCCTTGCTGGTATGCGTCACGCTCTTGCGCTGTCTGCGCCCGCTCTGCCTCTAGGGCTTTGCGGTCTTCAGCGTTCTTCTGCATACCTTTTGTGAAAGCCGACTGACGTTGATATCCTTTGGCAGCTTCCTCCAGCGTCACCTCAAATGTCTCTCCATCTACAGTGACGGAGATCATTTCCGGTTGCTGTTGGTCCTCACCTTCGGCGTCTTCCTCGTCTTCGACATCACCTTCCTCGGAGTCGGCTTCCTCAAACTCAGTTTCAGCTTCTGCCTCTACCTCGTCCTCGGTTGTCTCTTCCTCGGTAGGCTCTGGAGCATCATCTTCAATCAACTCCTCTGGGGCTTCCTCACTAACCGTTTCCGCTTCAGGCGGGGGTGTCATAAGTAGTCCCTGCGCTTCCGCAAACGAAAGCTGCGTGCTGGTTCCTTGCGGATTGTCAGCCATAATTTCTAACCTCTTTGCTGGTTGTCCAGATTAACTTGTGCAATCTTCCCGCTCTCAATCACGGTCTTGAAATGACCGCGCAGTGCGTTCAGTGCTTGCAACAGATGAAAGATCCGCTCACGGTTCTCTGTGTCCGCGACGGCTGTGTTTTTCCACGCATCAATGAAATCGGCCTCAAGCTTCTCAAAAGCCTCGACCACTAGCGGCTCACGCAAAAACGCTTCGGCCTTTGCTGCCCGATCTATGTCGTCCCGCCAGTTTGCACCTGCCATCAGAGAAGCGTGAAACCCGTCAGGTCAGGTGGGCGCTGGAAAAAGGACGGACGCACCGCAAAGCCTTGCGTAAATTGACGGTTTGCAGCGTCAAAATCAAAGCCGCTAGGAAGGTTTGCAGGCGCATCGTCCAGCGACGTGCGACGGTAGAACATGTCGCCTGGATCTGATGGAGCGGAGGAATTTCCATCATTGCTTGTGCCTGCATTGCTTCTGCCTGCATTGCTTCTGCCCTTGAGCCGACACGCCTGCAAATCCTCGTCAAACACATAACCATCTGGACACTGACTGCGGCCCGTAAGCGGGTTTATGACAGGCGGAACCGTGTCATTTTCAACCTGCATATCCATCGTTTCATTGATTGGATCAGTTCCGGTCAGACGGCCAAACTGGTCACGATAACCAGTGAGACGGCCCGCAGAATTGTAGACCGGGGAAAACAGGTTTTGGTCGCTAAGAAACAAGTCGTAAGCCTCGCTCCCACGCGGGCCAATCCTTGTGTTCATCGCGTCAACAAATTTTTGATTTGCAAATTTGCTGATGTCGCCAAGTAGACCGGGAGTGGCCATATTTATATTTCGTTGCCCAGCACGAACCGCATCACTCAACATAGCCTGATAGGCATCAAAACCAGCCTGTCTCTGGTCTAGGCCCATCGCACGGTTTGATTCTTGCTGCCGGAAACGCTCTGCATTTGTCCGTTCTGGCGGCACTTGCGATATGTCGAAAAGGTCTGCGGGGAGTGGCTGGATCAGCGGCACGCGTGGGTCATAGTCAAAACCCAATACCTTTGACGGAATTATATCGCCTGATGTGGTGTCAAAAACCTCACCACCCAAATCAGTTATTGCTGAAGGGAAGCTTCCAGAGGACACGTTACCAAGATTGAAAACTGACGCTCGATCATCAGCTAAGTCTCCAAAGTAAGACGCATTGGGCGCTGGCGGCAACGGTGTCATCGTTGCGTTTACCAGTGCATCTGCCACACCGGGACTTTGTGCTGCGAAAGCCGTTCCCGTATTGACAGCCTGTTGCATCTGGCTCGGCGGTGCCGTAGCTGCTGCGGTCAAAATGTCTGCGGTTGCTTGAGTAAGACGCTGGTTGTCAAAGTCGTCTCTATCGAAACTTGGAGAAAACGAAAAATTTCCTACGTTGCCGCCTGACTGTTGGACAGCCGCCGCCGCAATGTCTTGTTGCAAATTTTCGTCCAAATCCTCATCGCTAACGTCATCTGCACCGCTGCCAAAGCAGAACAGGCGCGACTGTATGCGCCGCTCCATGCCAAATCGGTCAAGAAACTTTTGCTCTAACATGCCCTGCCCTACCTCGTTCTCGCCGGTAGTAATGCCCGCGAACACCCTTGCCTAACTCGTCACCAAACTTGGCGCGTAGCTGTAACGCCATCCACGGCGTATCACCGTATGGCGCTATGAAATCTGCAAAGAAAATGTTCTCACCCGATTTCCACTCGCTCGGAGCTACCGCACGCTCACCGCGCAACAACTCAACCAGAATGTCATCACCAACAAATGCCCATGTGGCAAACCCCACCATGCGGCCATCTCTCTGAAACGCCAGTGACTGCTTCAAGCTCATAGGCTTGATAAACTGACGCTTAAGACGCGCCATCGTCCAATCTTCGTAGGTGTTAGACGTGGCTAAAAACTGGCAAAGATCGCCAAACGAAATCATGCGCGCGGTAAGTTTGTGCTGATGGAAGAACCGGCGGCAGCGGCCCGCACTCTAAGCTCTGCCTCTGCGGCCAACTCCTGGCGACGTAGCTCTAGCTCTGCGGCCATCTTCTCACGCTTGAGAGCGATTTCTTGCTCTGCCTCAAACCGCTTCAGTTCAAACTCTTGCTGAATACGCATCATCTCTGGATCGTTAGCCTGTTGCTGGGCTTGCTGCGCCTGTGCAGCTTGTGCCTGACTTACAGTCTGCGGCGTGCCAAAGAACCGCGCTGTGTCCTTAAACCCGCCAATCTCAACGATTTCCTGCAACATCGCAGCGTATTGCGACAGGCTGCACAACGGATTGTCCGGCCCTAGCTGGCTGATGATCGTCTTGCCCTCGGCCATCATCGCTTGGATGAACGCAATCTTCTGTTCATCGTCTGCCGTGCCAAGCCCGACATTGACGATCACGTCAAACTCGCTGTCAAACTCACGCGGGTCCACAGGAACATAAGTGTTCCGCAGACGCACAATCCGCTCTTGCTGTTGAAAGTCAGCGACAAGCTTCAAGATGCCACGAAAGAGATCCTTTACACCTGTCTCGGCAAAGCTTCTCGCATATGCCTCAAGCTTGGCCTGCGCCCCACGCACCGTAGCCGCTACAGCACTTGCCGTGGTCGATTGCAGCGCGTTTGCATCCAAGCCCTGTGAGGCTTTGGACATGCCCGTGCGGCTTTCCTTGACCTCGTCCAGATAGCGCATCAACGGCTGAACCTCGCCGCCTACACCTTGGCCTGACAGGGTTTGCACCGCCCCCGGCTGGCGTACTCGCACAATGCCGCCCGCCGTGCTGTCGAGCAAATCATCAAAGTTGACCATGCCTTCAACAGCGATAGTGCGCGGATTGACCGTCAGATAAGTCGAATCCAGATATTGCCGCATCAGCGTGGACTTGATGACTTGCAAATCCTCGGTCAGATCAAAAATCGACCGGCCAACAAGCCTGTGAGGCATCATAATCGGCGAGATGACAGCAAAGGGGATGTTGTCAGTCACCTCATTCTCAAGGATGTAACTGCCACTATCGCCTATCGACAGGATGCGCCGACGCTCTGCCACGCCATCATCATCAAAATCCACCAGCATAACCGTGTCATAGACGGCCACCTCTCGCTGTGAGGGATCTGATGGCGCTGTTTCCGTGCCACTCTCAATGTCGCCAAAGCGCACCTGACGCTCTTGCTCTACCTCAAGCTGCGGATAGCCAGCATATGTCTCGATTTCATCCTGATCGTAGCCCATCGACACAAGGTCACTGACCGTCATCATCGTGCGATGGCAGATAAACCGCGCATCTTCCAAGGATTTGGCGCGCCGGTTGAACATAAACTCTTCCGGCGGCACATTCTCAATCCTGATGCGCCCGCTTGTTTTCTTAATCCTCAGTTTGAGGTTGTAGCTCTCGACCACCTCAACATCTTCACCATCGTCACCGATGATCGTGGTCATGTTCTCACGCTGGCTGATCAACTCCACATCAGGGTTTGCCAGTAGCAGCGCGATCTCCCCCTCGGTCAGGTTTTCGTACTCTGCTTCCTCAACCGTGGTGGTGTCGTCATAGTAGTATTTCACCACACCCAGGCCGTACATCAGGCTATCGCGGAACCAGTGCGAGAAGATGCGGAAACCGGGGTTGTCGTGATTGATGATGTAATTCACATAGTCGCTTGCTTGGTCTGCGCGTGGCTCATCCTCGGCAGTGCGCGCCGCAAATCGCACATACTTATCACTCGCTGTAAATATGCGCATAAGCGAGGGTATAATGGTCTCTACAGTGTCGGCAAAGTCCTGCGAAATGACCTGACTTTTGCCATCAACCTCATTGCCTAAAGGTTCGCCAAGGTAGAAATCGAGCGCCTTTATGCGTTTGGCGGAGAACTCCTGATCGTAGTGGTTCAGCGCATCAGTGATCTCACCTGATACGATGCTGCCAAGTGCCTCGTTATCCATATGGCTCACCTATGCCTTGCTTTTCTTTTTTCTGGCACGCGCGCGCCTCACAATGTCTGCGTCTGCCTTACGTCCGCCGCCAGATCCAGAAACCACAGAATTTACCCTGCCCATCGCCCAAGCGGCCATCGGCACGTTGCGTGAGCCACCACTCAAATACGCACCCTGACCCCTGCGGTAGACTTGCTGTAAGTCAGATGCAGTGAACATGGTGCCCTCTGCTTTTTTACGCAGTGCGCTTTTTACTTTTTCGCTTAGTGGTTTTCTTGACATTTTGTGCTGCCCTCGACCTACTGACTGCCGCCACGTTGATGTTGCGACCTTCCTTGTACGCCTTTCTGGTGCGCTTCATTTCGGCGGCTTTTGCGCTTGGGTTTCGTGACCCCTGAACGTATTTCAAAGGTTCGCCCGTCTTCTTGTCGCGCTTGACTCTCCGGAACACTCGCTTCGCCATCATCCTGCCTCTTGGGGCGACGTAAAACGCGGTGATACATCAGCCATTCGTCGCATATTTGCCATTGACGACGTTCATGCCTTTGCCAGTGCGAACAGCGGTTTTTTCAGCGGCGTAGTTCTTCTTCTTGGCCTTCTTCTTCCCGCCTTCTTTCATGCCTTTAGCCATAGCTGTGCCGTACATCATTTTTTCTTTCTCCTCTTACGAAGCTTCTTCAAATCAGCAGCGGTGATCTTGTCACGCGGCGGGGCAACCCGCGCCAAACGCTTCTGCTTGGGGCTGTATGTGCCTTTAGGCATAGCTCTTCCCCTTTGGTTTCTTGCCAGCCCGCTTCATGGCTATGGCCGTTGCCGCCTGCTTTCTAAGCTTTGGACTTTTTCTTGGCCTTGCTTGGGGCTTTTTTCTTCCGTGGTTCATTCTTTACCTCGTCAGAATCATTGGTTTTGCCAACGCCTCGCGTGGTCATCACGCTCATGGCGGGGGGCTGTGAGGCAACCATCTCTGGCACGGGGATCTTCTGCTTGTTGTCAGATTCCCACTGCCGCCGCTCCTTGGGTGACATCACGTCAAAATTCGGTTCTTTGCTCACCATGCTTTGCAACTCCAATATCTGGCGGTGAATTTGTCCTTCGCCGTATCGCAGCTATGGCGCGCACGAAAGTTCGCCCGCCGCCCCGGCTGATCCCGCTTGTTGGACATTTTCGGATCACCAAAGCTGACCAGCTTCACCTGATTGCCCTTCTTGGCTAATACCGCCATTTTTTTGCTTTTACCGGGGGTGCGTTTTGGCTTGTTGTAGCCGCTGAATATCTCGCCCCTGTACTTGAGTTTGCCAGACGGCGTGCGCTTAACGTCCTTCGTCGTCGCCATCTTCAATCCTCACAGAGTTAAACAACTCTTGTGCCTCTTCCGGCGTCATCCCGGCCTTCTGTGCCGCCCACGCAACCGCAGACAAACCGGCAGATACAACCTCGGGCCACTCGGCCTCACACAAATCCACAGCGCCAGCCATCTGCACCATAATCTGATGCGCGATTAGGTCGCTTGTAATCGAGGAAGGAAGGCGAAAAGAAACCTCGTCTTCATCAGCACCGGGAAAATCCACAACATTGGTCATACAATCCAACTCGTATTTGCTCGTAAGGGGGTGCGGCTCGACCATCGGCTCATAGCACCAGATGCCATTGCGCCCTCACCCGCAAAGGTCAAAACAAACGCATCAGCAACGTCAGGAGAACGCTGCCCACGGCGCTTCATCTCGTCCTTGCTCTCAATCTTCAACTTGCCATTAGAGAGATACTTATACCGTATCCCGGTAATCTCTTGGATTAGCGCATCATCCTGCGGTAGCACCACATCCCGACCCTCGAACCATTCACGCGCCCGCCAGAATAACTCGTCACGCAACCGGCCAAACTTATCCCGTAAAGCAGGACTTTCCGATACAGACACAGCCACAGCGGGTAAATCCAACTCCGCCAGACGATCCGCCAAACCCGCACCAATGCCAATCGCATCAACGAATATCTCCGTGGGCCTGTCCATGTACCGACACGCCTCATACTCGGTCAGCACAATACCCGCTAACTCCATGAGATCCTTGCCGCGCCACGTCTTCACCGGCTCAATCAACTCCTGACCGCGCCTCTTGGCCAAAGCAGACCTGTCAGAGCCAAAACGGGCACAATCCAAACCCCACACCGTCGGCGTGGTAGGCGATGCCTCAATATCGCGGCCAATCGCACTCTCAATCAAATGCAACGGAAGCAAAACGTCGTCAGATTGGCTCGGAAACTCGCCAAGCACACGAACAGCAAACACACTGCTGTCACGCCCATACTGCGCTTCCATGCTGCTAATAAAGTCAGCATCAACAGTGTCAGCATCCTCACAACTGACCGTCATGCAATGCCACTGCTCACGATTAGAGTGAAACGCCTCGTAGAAAAACCCATCAGAACGGGTGGGGTTGCCAGTAAGAACAGTCTTGGCATTGGGGGTACTCATGGCACCCTCGCCCACCTGGAACACCACATCAGGCACACCAGAAGCCTCGTCCACCAAAATCAGCATATTATCGCTGTGAAAGCCCTGAAGCGCCTCTGGCGACTCCCTGCGGCTCGTTCTGGCCACAGCAAAACTGTCGTTAGCACCCTCTAAACTGATCTTGTCTGCCTTAAAGGACAAACGATCCTTGAAACCGGGATGCATACCACGCGCCCACCGATCAATCTCTGTCCACAACACATCACTAAGCTGGTGAGCGGTGTTGGCCGTACACACAACCTTGGTGGGGTACCGCGTCAACAACCACCACAACACAAGCCACGACAGAAACGCTGTCTTGCCGACCCCGTGTCCAGACTTTACCGCGCATTTAGAGTTGTCACGTACTGCGCGTAGTGCTTCAGCCTGCCAAGCCTGCGGCGTGGCATGAAGAACATGCCTGACGAACATCTCAGGATCGTCGTGCAATTCACGCAAAATCTTCTGAATGTCGTCAGTCACCGCCTAAACCATGCCTCCAAAAAGGATTGGCTTGGACCGCTGCCACATCAAACACTAACCGCCTGGACCCAGTTCGCAGCTTGGGTTGCAGTTAAAGTTGGAAAACGACCCAAGCCAAAGGGTGTTCTTGAGATTTCGCCGGATAGCAATTACAGGACCAAGGCGTTGGCCTCTAATACGCGCCATGTCACATGAGGGAACGCGCAAAAAAGACATCTCAAGCATTGTGTAAAGACGAGGACAAACCCATTGCTCCGCGCCTCCAGGAGAAAGGAGGGGTCCACACCTCGGATTGAAACGGTCAGAAGAGAGGGGGGTATATAAATAATATCTGCCCCCGCTGTTTGTTGCCTGGGGGGGTGTCGGCCTCGAAACCGCCGGATTCAGCCGACGATGGCCTAGCCGACGGGATTTGAATTGTTCTAAATCAGCAAGTTAGCTGCCGGCACCGATGACAGCCTGCTAATCAATGCACCGATGCCGTGCCCGTTGTCGTTGCGTTGTCGTCGGAATCTCGCGCGCGTGCTGTATTACTTTCGGTCTGTTGCTTTTCTTCTGCTATCGCCTTCAATGCCTGCACGTAGTCCGTCCCTGTATGCTTGACCTCATGCCGATGATAGCCGCCAAACTTCTTAGGCGCGTCCGTCGCTGCCTGCCATTTCTTGCCGTCAATTGCGACTCGTCCCGCGTTTGGACATATTTCGCCATTGATGACCATCTGGACCAGGTCGTCTACCTGTTCCGAATACGTTTCGGCTCGATGTTCCATTGCCAGCGAATACCGCTCCCGAAAGTCTGGGTCATTGTTCAACTTGTTGCTGATTAACCGCCATGAAGGCATGTCTGGCTCATAGGACAGCTTCTTTGCCTTAGCACCCTCACTGATGCGGAACAGAAATTCGTTCCAGTGTTCTTCGGTGTACTTCTTCTTTCGACCCATGATCGACCCACAAAAAAAGCGCCATTTCGGGCGCGGTTGTCCATTCATAATGCATTAAATGCCTATTTCGGCGCGTTTGGCAATACGTTTTGATACGTTTTACTGTTGCTTTAATGTATGGTTGATGCTTATATATATAGGCATAAGCCACTATCGGAAAGGAAATCAGACAATGGCTAATCAATCAGAAACAACCTTTTGGTTTGCGCGGGAAGAGTGCGGCGAGTTTTACGCCAAGCTTTGCGCCGATGTTAACGAGGCATCGAGCAACGAGTGGCAGATCAGCAATTATCACAACGACGCTTGCGGGTCTGTCTGCTTCTATCTGGACAACGACACAGAGACATATGTCCAGCTCTTCGCGTTTATGACGCAAGAGGATGCCGATGATGAAGAGCTTTCAAGGTTTGCAATCACGGTTTCTTGTAATGGTGAGACCGATTGGGAGACACAATGGATTGGCAACAGCCGCGACGAGGCATGTCAGATAGCCGCGCTTGCCGCCGTCAAGCTGAGAGAGCGTTATGAGGCGATCCCGAATGATGACAAAGGGGCAAGCTCATGAAGCCGCGCCTCTTCATCAAACAGCAAAGCCACGTCACAACCTTTAAAGTGCGCGGTAATCCGTTCCGCTATGTGGTCATGCGCAATTCCGACATTGCGCGACACGGCGCGGCTAACGCTATCAGACAACGCGCGGCGCGTTCCCTTCAAATGGGTTTCCACCATACCGCGCGGCATCAAAACGCGATTGCAGACATTCTTGACGGGGTGACGACATGAAAAAGCAAACCTACAAAATCACCGGCACCATTCAGGCATTAGCCCGCTTGAACAATTCACCGATGGGCAACCCAAAATTTGCCGTGAAGATTAACGGCGCAACCTACAAAACAAAGGCGAACATTTCAGACGCATACAAGCTTTGCCAGCAATACGTCGGCAAGCGTGTGACTGTTGAATTAGAACAGGGACGCGGCGCGCTTGAAATTGTTTCGATTGATAGGTGACGCCATGACATACGAACATGAAGCGCGGGAACTGGAATTGTTCACAGAAAACGATGCTGATTTATATCGGCAGCGCATTGTCCCCATAGTCAAGAACATGCAACGCCGCATGGCCAAAGGCGACTATGACAGCGAAAAGGCGGTGCGGTTGTGGCTCTATCTGATCGACGAATCTGCGCGCAAGTATTGCCAGCTTCACGGCGGCACCGTGCGCGGCTGTTTCCCTAAGCCATGCCGGGAGATTGTCGCCCGTTCGATGCGGGACCATTACGAAATGGAAATAGAGGCGCAAGGCGGGGAGATGTTCCCCGACAAGGTGGCCAGCCATGCGTGACTGGATCATTGAAGCCATCAACACCGTCGCGTTCTTCCTGATCATGGCCCTTCTCTATGTGGTCATGGTCCTGATAACCGGCGGCGATCCGAAATACTGGTAACAGCGCGGCGGGCTGTCATGGCCCGCCATCCCGTCGGCGGGGATTGGTACCCCGTCCTGATTGAGTAACCAAACGAAACGGGAGACTGAAAAGTGAAGATAGAAGTGAAACACGCAATCGCGTTTGATGGTACTAGTGGCTATGTTGAGCAGCACCCACTGACAGAAACGGACCGGCGCGTGTTTGTCGATCAAGACGGCAAGCACGCACTAGAATCGCACACCCATTGCTACTATGCCGAATGGCTGGAATGGGGCAAGCGTGCCAGACGATACTACAACACACGCACTCTCGCAGATTTCACGCTGGCATAGGAAGGCACAAACAATGGCAAAATTCAAAATTATCGATGCGGTTGAAAAGCCAAAAACGCAACGGGCTGGCCAACAGCTTTACCCTTGGCAGGATGTTGGGGTTGGCAAAGGCTTCTTTGTGCCCGACGAAAAGGACAAAAAGCCAATGCGCGGGAACCAGCTTGGCCAGACGGGCAACCAGTGGGCCAAACGCCAAGGCGTGCAAGCGCGCTTTCAATCATTCCGTTACACCATTGACGGCAGTGACGGCGTGTTCGTCCAACGGGTGGCGTGATGACAAAGAAAATAAAACAAAATGGCCAAACAATGGCCAAGGGCATTTTTGCCGTGGGTGGCGTTTCTGCAATCCTTGGCAAGCCAATGTCTGGCGCGGCATTTGATTTGGAAACGTTCCGATGGGTGAATGAATCTGGCGATGACGTGGCGCTGGTAATCCAGAATGACGACGATGACGATTTCGACTCTGATCAAGGTTGGTCGATTGTTTGCGATGTGGACAAAGTGTCAGAAGATGAATTGTTGAAAATTGCAGGCTTTTGCAAGATTCGGGGATATGCCTTTATCACGTCTGACTTGTCGGATTCAGTATGCGATGATTGCAGGGAAAGCGCCCATTAAAGCCGCTTGAACGCATCGACCAACGCATCCAAAGCGAGTCGCATCAGGTCCGGTGCGGCTCGTTTGCTTTTGCCGTTCTTTTCCGCCCATTCCGTCGCCATGAGGTTATGGCAGGCAATGTCTGCCGCTATGGCATAGAGGTGCCCACCCATTTCCCGGTGCAGCTTCTTTAAATCTGTGAGCGCATGGGCGGCACGTTCCGACGCCATGCCGTCACCGGATCCGGCAGGCATATCAGACAGGCGAGACGTGATGCCTTGTTCCAGGCCAGCTTGCCGCCATAGTGCATAGAGGCGCATGCCGGCGTCGTACTGGTCAACCGTAATTGTGCCGTGCCGCCTGTAATAGTCGAGGCTTGTGCCATCAACGACGCGGCGCACCAGCTTTCCCGCTTTCCTTGTTTCAAGCGTTTCGATCTGGTTGTGCTGTCCTCGTTCTGGCGTTGGCAGCACGTCCGCGTTTTCAAAGACCTTTGCTTTTGGTTTTTTCGCCATGCTGCATTTCCCTCAAAGCCTCTTTGGTTTCTGTCATTGCCCCAGGATGGTCTGGTGGAAAGCCCCAGTTTTCGTGCCAGTAACCAGTTTTTTGCCAGTTTCGCACCCGGCCCTTGGCTCTTGAGGCACGCGTGTCCGCGTTATCCTTTGCTTTGAAAGGATCAAGCCACCCTTCCTGATTGAGCCATGTCAGCGGGCGGCGGAAAAATTCATCGCCTTTCCCTTTGCTTCGATGTTCGGTGAGTTGCCCTTGATAGGCTTTGATGATGGTTTCGGGATCTGTCGTCTTGGCAGCACGAGTGAACTTGATCTTGCACTGCGGTTTCGCCTGCTTGTGAGCGACCAATCCCCAAAATTTATCGAACATCTCGCAATCGCTTTTGTGTGAGTCTGTTCTTTGTAAGACATTACTGGAATAGTCTCTTTCTTTTGTTATGTACTGATTTACCGTATCCGGTTTTTCCGTATCCGGTTTTTCAGGAAGTGGTGAAATTTGAGGCGTATCATAGACAAAGTAGGTGTATGAATTGAATTTTCCCCCGTTTCGATGTGCATTTTTGATGACATAGCCACGTTCTATCAAACCGGCGATGGCTTGATAGGTTTTGTCCCTGCCCCAGCCGAAGCGTTTCATCAGATTTTTGACCGATAGCTGCCAATCGGTTGGCTTCGATAGCAGATACACCATCATGGCAAGGCACTCGCCCGAAATTTCGGTGTCGTTCAGCAAAGCGTTGGGGATGACGGTGTAATTTTCCGTGAGCGCGCTTCGGATTATGAGTTTGTCAGTCATAAAGCAAACTCCCACCTAAATTTCTGTTGCCCTGATACTTGCTGTTGCTGCCGCCCTGACCGTGTTTGCCATCCCTTGCCGCTGTAGCCGTTGTTTTCATGCACTACGTTCCAGCCAGCGCCCCGCAAACTCGCCCCACTCTCCGATTTCAGTGTATATGTGATGATCTTTGTGCCACCCATTGCCTTCCATGCGCGCCAACAAGCTGCATAAAGGAAACTGCAAGCGCCCTTCTGTGCATCATCCATTACGCAGCATCGCACCACCTCGGCTGTCAAAGCGTTGTCTAGGTGACGCGATACGGGACGCCCCACGATAGCCACACCAATCAAATCATCGCCAGACACACAGCCAATGGAGAATCTTGCACCGGCCACAGGCTTATTGTGTCTATGAAAGCCCTCTACGAACTCGTTTGCCTCTTTCAAGGTCAGAGGAACGGCGACAAGCTTGTCAGTCATATCCAACTCACCTCTGGATTTCCGGCAAAGCCTGCTTCCCAAACGAACCATGCGTAAGCGATGGTGCCCTTTGACATCACGGGTTCGTTGCTACGGATAAAATCGCCCCGCCAAATCGTCAGTCTTTTGCTGAAAACGTGAACACGGCATGGCGGATGTTTCTGAAAAAGTGTTTCGTGTCGCTTGCCGCCCTCAAGAAACGCAAGCCGCAACAGCCAAGCGTGTTTTGTGCAACCAAGCTCTATTGCGTGACGCACGAAATCATCTGCAAGACGATAAGGCGGGTTTGTTATGAGGCTGTCAGCCCGACGCTCGGACTCAAGAAGAAAATCAACCTTTGCTTCACAAAAGCCATAATCATTCAAATCAGAACAAATCGTGGAATATTGATATTCCTGCAACACCTCTGCCAAAGAACCATCTCCTGCGGCGGGTTCCCATATCACTGGTGAGAAGGTTTCTACCGACAGAAGAGCCTCAACAGCTTCCGGTGGCGTAGGATACCAATCATCTTTGTGCCGCCGATCAGTCTTCATCTAACTCAATCCATCCCCTGCCCTCGCATGTCGGGCACTCGCCGTCGCGTTCTGTGAGGAATCCGCCGTGCATATGGTCGATTACCGGCACCTCAAGCGTTGCCTTGCACTCGCCGTGGCACTCTGGGCACTCCTGCACCTCTTCCCAAATGTTGCAGTACCGCGAGATGCGAATGATTACGGGATCTGGGTTTTGGATTTTGCCCCTAGCCATGTTCGACCGCCTTGATCGTCAGGCCGATCTGCATGGCGATTTGCGGCACGATGGCATTGCCGAGCCCCTTGAGCCGTGCTGCCCTCTGCTTCACGCCGGTTGCTACTCTTGGGATGTCTCTAGGTTCGTCCAGCCAGGTGGGTATCCCATTAGCCATTCCACCCACGCTGGATTCAATGTCCCGCCTGCATGAGTCGCCAGCGTCACGCTGTTTCGCGCTAACTCCGCTGGGCTGTGTCCATTGTCTTTGTAATCTCGCGCCGTTGGCGTCGGCCACATGTTTACATCCTGCCGCAAGTCCCTGCTGGGCGGTCTGGTCGTGCCTTGCGATATCGCCGCTGTCGGCGTGGCCCACAATCCAGACCCTGTCTCTTCTGTGCGGGGCATCGACGGCACAAGCTGGAACAACAAACGCTTGGACGGCGTAACCTTTGCTTTCCAAGTCAGATAACACTTGGTCGAGGCCCAGACTGATGTGTCCACAAACATTTTCGAAAACGCACCAAGTTGGCCGCTTTTCTTGCACAATGGTAAATATTTCCGGCCAGATGTGACGGTCATCTTCCTCGCCTCGTCGGACCCCGGCCTGACTAAATGGCTGGCATGGGTATCCGGCTGTGAGGATGTCGCAGTTTGGAACAAGTCGCCTTGGGTCACTTGCCAACTCTTTCACGTCTTCTGCGATTGGCACGTCGGGCCAATGCTTTGCCAAAACTTGTCTGCTCCACGGCTCAATGTCACAGAACAGAACTGGTTGTGACAGACCGGCACGTTGGAAGCCCAAGGCAAACCCACCGATGCCGGAACATAAATCAACGTGAGCCAACATCGTCTTCACCGTGCTGGCCGCGAAGCAGAAAGCAGTAATCGTCCAAGTCCATGACTACCAGCGGTCGTTGACGATCTGATTTAAGGACGAGCGCGTCGGCGTCTTCCAGCCACTTGTAGATTTGCTTGAAACCGTTGGCGCGGGCTTTGATCTCCAGGGTCCACTCGTCGGCTGGCAGCGGATCACCCTTGCGGATCACCACGTCGCCCTTGATCGAAGCACCGCCGCTTAGTGGCACCCTGTAGGCATCCAGCCCGTGGGCCTCTAGCTTCTTGCGCGTCTCGTTTTCGACGCGATAGCCCTTGTCACGCTGACTTTTGCCCATGCTCTAGGCTCCAATCTGCGCTTGTGACGGCACCTTCGGTCATCCTGTGAATGGCAATCATGTGCGCGCCGCTGGGCAAGCTGATGCTATGCACCCATTTCCACACCGACGTATTGCTCACGCCAAGATCACGCCCGAAGGCGGCGATAGATATGTCTTTTTCTGTAAGATACTGATGCAGTGTCATGTCTATGCCTTTCGATAGGCATAAACTAGAGGTTATAGAAACCTGTTGCAAGCGTATTGAAACTGTGACACTGTGTTTTTAACTATAGGTTGACGCAAGACAATTTAGAAAGGTAAGAAAATGCGCAATGTTCACATCAACCAGCACAACGATTGGGCAACGGCCCCACCTAATGCAAACCGCAGCACCCGAGGCTCGGCAATGGCACCACCTCTGTGTCTGCATGGTTCGTTTAATGATGATACCCCTTGGCAAAATCAGCCAACTGCGCCGCCACTCGGCTGGCTTATGAAAAGAGAAACTCATGGAATATCCAAACAATCTAGCTGCGATACGAGCAAAAGCCCGCATTTCGCAGAAAGAAGCGGCAAAACAGGTAGGCGTAAGCCAGCCGGAATATGGCCGTATGGAGTTAGGCCGCAGGCAAATCGGGCATCATATCGAAGCAATCTGTAAGACCTTCAACGTTACAGAAGAAGAAGTATTCGAGACGCCCGCACCTGCGGAAATCAAAAACGCAGACGCAGTTTTAAGCGACAGTCGTTTGCCCGTGCATGGACGACCGGGATTTGGAAAACAATTGCGGTGGACCGAAGAGGCCCAAAAGATGATTCTCAAACCACAGGACTTGGAAGGAATAAAAGGTGCATACGCAGTAGTCATGCCGAATGACAGCATGATGCCGCGCTGTCGAGGTGGGGATACACTTTATGTTGACCCCACTTATATCACCAAAACAGGCGATCTTGTTTTAGTTGCTCAAAAAGGCTCGGACCTTCGTGATATAGTCCAGCTTATTGCTAAAGAGGCTAATTCGTGGACTTTTGAACGCCTTGATCCGGCAGAAACGCTCAATATCAACATCGAAAATCTCGACAGCGTGCATCCTGTTAGGGCGATTAAATACGTTTAACCTAACTTATAGACCTTTACTTTATAAGTATTGGTTGATATAAGCGGGGTTATGTCAGATCTACACCAGCTTCAAGACAATGAGCGTAGCGATGCATTGCCGGACTTTGTGGCAGCGCATCGCCTTACGCCAGAGAGATTGGCAGAACGGCGCACAACTCTGCGCGGTAGTTGCATCAATACACTCGCGAGTGGCGACTATAAGCGTATAAACCAGTTGTTTAAGGAAAAGACCGGCGAGGTAGAGCCGGAAGACCTATCAGGCAAGTGGCCTATACAATTCGGTCAATGCACAGAAATCTTAAATCTTCACACCTTTGAGCAAAAGAACGGCGTCAAGATAGACAGCTATCAGCGTGTCGTGCGCTCCCCTACAGAGCCTTGGATGGCGGCGACATTAGATGGCGCGACCTACCTCGGTGGCAGGGTTGTTATTGATGCCAAGTGGACCGCTGGCCGTCCTGTCGAAGGTGAAGAATGGTCGGACGTGCTGCCTCGCATCGTGCGGTATAACACACCTCAACTGCATTGGGGTGCCTGCATCCTGGGGGAGATAGAAGGCCGTCGCATTGAACGCGGTGTTCTGTCCATCATTCGTGGCGCAAACCCACCCACAACGCATTTCATCGAACTCCAGCAGTCATATACCGACCATCTGGTCGAGCTTGGCCGCACATTCATGGAAGGCGTGAAGAAAGGCGAGATGCCCTTCATAGATTTTTCCGAAGAGCCGCCTGTGCCTGTCGAGGAGCGCCAGCCTTATGACATGGAGAAGGACGTGGCCCCTGCCCAGCAAAAGGCATGGAAGCGGCACGCGGACACATGGCTGCAAACAAAGGGCGCGGCTGACAGCTTCAAGCAGGCAGACAAACAACTCAAGTCGCTGATACCGCGCGATGCCTCTACGGCATCCGGCGCAGGCATCAGTGTGCGCGTTTCAAGCAATGGGGCGAAACGCATAATGGCAGAGGAAACAGGCAAGAATGAGTGAGTTAGCAAAGGCGCTTTGCGAGTATCAACGTGCAACAGGTGGTTTTGAAGCAGATAAGAAAAGCACCCACAGGAATGTGCCTGCATATGCCTCTATTGGCGCTGTCATCAACAACGTCAAACAGGCCAATGCTTTCGGACTGACCTTCACGCAACTGGTGGACTATGAAGGCGACACGATGTTCGTGCGTACAGTGCTGATGCACGTTGAAGGCGAGAAGATAGAAAGCCGCTACCCTATCTTTGTCGATGACAAGACCAACAGCCAGAAGATCGGCGGTGCGATTACCTACGCCAAGCGTTATGCCCTCGCCTCAATGTTTGGCACCGAAAAAGGCGTCGAAGATACAGACGACGATGGCGAGTCGAATGGCTTGCTCAACGACGCACCGAAACAGATTCCTCCTAAGCCCGCTGCAACAACGCCAGCTACAGTCTCCCTGTCTGACGATGCGGGCCACTCCCGTGAGGATGGACTGCAACCCGCCTCACGGGCTTTTTCTTCAATCGTTGACAGTGTAGAGCCGCAGCAAGACCCATTGGTGGCAGAGGTGGCCGCTATTGAAAAATTGGATGCGCTCAAAGTCCTGTTCAACGACATGGGCGGCAAGAGCATGTCCCAAGATAAACAAGTGATTTTCTCAAACCGAATGAAAGCAATTATGCAAGGAGCAAACAGCCAATGAACGACAAGCCTAAGGTGATGCACGGGAAGGACGACATGACGTTCAGCCTTAACGACAAGCGGTCAGAAAAGACCGAGGAATGGCAATCGGATTGGTCGGGGAAAGTCGTCGTTGGCGGCACTGAATACTATCTCAACGGCTATCAGAAGAACGACGGCTGGATAGCTGGCAAGCTGAAGGCTGTTCCTGCAAAGAAGCCAGCGGACGATGACGAGATCCCATTCATTAAATGAACCTCACCCGCTTCTGGCAATTCCCAACAATGAAGGAATGCTGGTGGTGATTGGCAAATTACAGGCGCAGATCGACATGACCCCGAAGCAAATGAGGCGTCAAGCAATGGAGCTACTCAAGCGTGCCGAAGAAGCAGAAGCCAAGGCTGGTCAGGAATGACCCGCTGCCGGACACATGCAAGCACTGTGGCTGCACGTTTGATTGGCGATATGGCGGGGTTGCCAATGGCCTCAAGGAAAGCTTCTGCGGCCCTAGTTGCTGCCATGACAACTATCAGAACGAGCGAGTTTGGGAAGAGATGTTGAGAAGGGCGCGCAATGGATGATGCAGCCGCAATCCTTGAGACCAAGGACTACATCGAACTGCGCGCTGTCATCAAAGTGAACGGCAGAGAAACGGATGTCCATTTCAGCAACAAGTGGGGATCAACCTGGCACATTGGCCTGTGCGATCAGGAGACTAAGAACAATGTCATCCCTGTGATCCGCCGTGTCTACGAAGCTCTGTATCAGGAAGGATATTATGCAAATGACCAAAGAAGGCAGACGTTGGACTGAAGAGCGCCGCAAAGCTCACAGCGAGGCTATGAAGCAGTATCATAAGCGGCGGAAGATCAAAGCGACCCCCAAGCAAGAGGCAAGCTGGTGGCAGCGCCTACTGGCGATGGTGTTTGGAAGGGCAACAGGCTGATGTTTGCTCCATACGACAAAGAAAAATGGAAGTCGTTGAAAAAGCGGCGGATCAAGTTTTTCCTTACTGACATGGGCGCGCGGAACCTGTGGGAAATCTTGTACTTAAATGACCCCCCAAAGGTAATGCGCGGCGCTAAGTTGAACACCCGCCTTAAGAAAGCAAGGACGGGACTAATTAATGATCTTAGTCGTCAGTACGAATTTCAAACGAAAGCCGATATTTATTACGTAGAGGACGACAAAGTTTATGACTGATTTCTACACACCGCAGGAGTTAGCTGACCGCTGGAAGGTTTCAGCCAAGACAGTCCTGCGGATGGCCGAATCTGGCGATCTTGCCAGTATCCGCGTGGGTAAAAAAATAAGAATACCAGCCCACGCTTTGTCAACAGTCGAGGGAGACACGACATGCACAACTACCAGCTTAAACGCAGGAAAGGCAGAAACACCTGGCACATATACTGGGTGGAGAACGGGCAGCAAAGATGGGCTTCAACTGGCACGCCAGATGAGACGCTTGCAGAGACATTCCTAGAGACATTCAAGCGGATTCAAGCCCCCCGCGAGTATGTGAATGTAGGTGAAATTTTGCATCAATACACCAAGCGTGATTATGAGCCGCGTGCAGTCTCAATGTTGCGCCACAATTCCATTCTGAAAAAGTTAGAGCCGCTATACGAAAGCAACCCACTAGATCATGCAAGCTTTGAAGACGCGGTGTATGAATGGAAGCAGGACCGGCTGGCAAACGTGTCAGAGGTGACAATGGCGCGCGAACTCGCGGTGTTGATTGCAGCTATAAATTGGGCTGCTGATCGTGAGCGGGGAAGGATGATACGCGGTGTGCCTTACATACCGAAGAACAGGTATCAGAAGGTCGCGCGTATTAGATGGCTGGATACAGAAGAACGTACTCGGCTGCTACAGGCGTTGCCCCGGCAACCGTTGTATCTGCGCCTTGCCGTTGGCATTGCAATATCTACTGCGGCACGCAAGTCTGCGATACTTGAGCTTCAAAAGCATCAGATCAAATGGGGGGAAGGTCAGATTGACTTTCATGCCCCCGCTGACGGCAGGAAGCGTAAAGCCAGACGGGTGTGCGATATCACCGGGATGGTGGAGCCGTGGCTGCGAGAGGCGTTCAATGCCTCACAGACAGGCCATATCATAGAGAAAAATGGCAACGCGTTGCGAGATATACACACAGAGTTTAAGGCAATGTGTAACGGCTTAGAACTGGTGAATTTCAGGTTCCACGATCTTCGCTCAACGTGGGCGGCTGGTGCAGCTTTGGACGGCGTACCGATGGAACAGATCCGCGATGCGCTGGGTCATTCAACGGTGAAAATCACTGAACAGCACTATGCCCAAATTCATCCTGACTATCGTGTTGACGCCCGTGAATATGCCAAGCGGGCTTATGCGTCCGACGTGACTTATAAAGTATGACAAACTAAAACTAACCTACTGTTTTATATGTATTTCTTTGGCACCCTCTCCGCCATTAATTTATATATAATTCAGTGGGTTACAAACTTTTGTCATACCCTGTGTCATACCCTACTTTTTACCGAAAAACTTGGTGGCTGACCTAACGGCAAAGCTGGCGCTTACGATGACGCCCAAGGTATATTGATAGTAGTCAGGCATAGCCTCTAAAGCCGCAAAGCCCTCGGCCACAATCTCCCTGCCCCAATCACCGCAAAAGGCAAGGATTAGCGGAATCGAAAACAGGATGGTCAGCCATTCGTCTTTCCAAGAGTTTTGGCTACCTTGCGCCATGATCTTTTCCCACCCAGCTTCATGGGTGGCGGCAACCTTCATAACCTCTGCTTCTGCTTCGGCCTTGGCTACCTTGGCGCGTGTTTCAGCGGCCTTCGTCTCTGCTTTTGATTTTAGCCAGCCACCAAGTAGGTCACTCGCTGGGCCAATCAACGCTTGCCACATTAATGTTTCTCGCTAGAAAGCCAGACTGCCAGGCTACCCGTCATTGCACCTGTAACAACGCTTATCAGCGCACTTTGCTGCGTTGACAGATCCGGCTGTGCTAGTGCCCATTCGATGCAGCGGACGTAGACGCCCGTCATTACCAAGATAGAAAATCGTGGTAGAATTTTTAGCTCAAGCATTTTGCGTGCTACATCTTCTACTGTCATTTCACCACCCCTTCACGCATCTGGTCGGCCAGCATGTTAGCCCTGCCCTTCACTTGCGCTGCCCACCTTGAATCAAGCATTTGAACCGCAGCCTCGGCATAGTCTCCGGCATCCATTGCGGCGTGCATTTTTTTAAAGCCATCAAAGCGGTTGCCCATGTTAAAGATCATGTTCATCACAACCATCTGCCGTGCAGTGTCCAGCTTGCCCCAAAAGCCAAACGTCTCGGCTTTGCGCGCTACCCAAACCAAATCATTTCGTAGCAACATCATTGCTTCGTCATGGCTCACGCCACGATCATCATCAAGTTTGCGGCCTACGCCAATGGTCGGATGACCTTGCACTGTATCACCTGGGAGTATTGGCCGACCTGTCGCATCGTCATATACTTGCAGGCGCACGTCCTCATGCTCGGCAAGCTGTGTGGCAAGCCGCTCTAAAAAGCTATCGCTCAATTCATCGCCTCCTTGATGGCGTCCATAATGTCTTTGACTGTCGGTGGGCGCTCACTGTTCGGGCTGTATTCGCACTGGTATTCGGTAGGCACCATCTGCCCGACCATGAAATGCTCAACCTTCAGCGTTTGGTTCGCACCCAGATAAACACAAACTTTGTCTTTGCCGTGGACCTCGCACCCCGCCAATCGACAAGTTACAAGCTGTACTTCTGCTTTAGCCGCGTGGCTTTTAAGAAGCATCACGAAGCCAACAAACAGACTGATCGCGATCAAACCAGCAACAATGTAAGCAACAATCTCCATAAACTTGCGTCTGCGCTCACGCTGCCGATACAAAGTCTCTGCACGTTGTTTTCTTATTTGGCCTTCCATCCGCAACAGAGAATCCCAATAAGACTGCCCCATAGTGTATTGAATAAATTGCTTTAATTCCTCGCGCTGCTTTTGCGCTTTGTTCTTCGCTGCAAAAACCTCAATCGCTTCTTGCTCGACAGTCTTACCTGCAAACAGCTTTTTAAATACGGGGGGATTTTTTGCTTCTTTTTCGGCCTGGTCTAAGTCAGATAAAGCGCCCATCCACCTAGACAAGTCGCTTGCCATCGACTCGATGTCCCTGCCAATCGCAAAGCCCTTTTTCAAAACAGAAAAAGCCGCCGTAGCGGTTGCCATCGCTGATACGGGGTCCATGTTAGTAGACCTTCACCTTGTTAGGATTCACGTACTTTGGCACGCAATAACTGGTAATGTTATTGCCCTGTTTGGCGATAGAACGAGCAAAATACAGACATTCGTTGATGTTTCTAAAATACGCATCCTTGCTGACCGTTTTGCCCTCGATCAGCACAACCAACAAAAATGCGTGGATCACTGTCCTAGTAAAACGCCTAGAAGCAAGACGATGGTGGTGCCAGCGGTGCCAATCATAATGGTCTCAATTCGCTTGATGCGGAGGATAGTTTCTTTCCAGCGTTCCGCGCACACCGCTTCGTGCGTGTCGATCTGGGCCTGCACCGATGCTGCGGTAGGTTTGCTCATCACGAACCTGTACTGATGATGTAGTTCAAAATGATGGTCGGCTGGACATTATTGTGGGCAGCGCCAGAGCCAGCGGAGCCGGATGTGCCTGTGACAGTGTAAGTCTCTGTGGCGACTGAATCCGCATCCACGTTTCCGGGTCTGTGTGAGCCACTTCCACCAGAGCCAGACCTTATGGTTTTTGACGCGGAATAAGTGCCAGCACCGTGCGTGTGCGACGCAAGCTGGGCTGTGGTCAGAGTGTGTGTCTCGGAGCCACCTGTCGCGCCAAGAGTGTCTCCATCAAGACCACCTGTCTGGTTGGTGAGCCTGTTAGCCGACGCACCGCCCATATCGTCTTGGCCGGCGATCACTCTGCCTCGCAGATCAGGCAAGTTGAATGTGGTTGAACCATCACCTGTGCCATAGGTCGTTGCAACGGCGGTAAACAATGCTGAATAAGTTGACCTAGACACGGCGGAGCCATCGCATAGCAGATATCCTGTCGGCGCTGATGTTCCCGCGTAGGGAAACACCAAACCAGCAGGCAAGCTGAACGATGATGGAGATACCCATGCAAGCGTGCCGCTACCGTCAGTCTTGAGGTATTGATCAGCGGAGCCATCACCATCCGGCAGTGTAAAAGTGGTGTTTGCGGTAATGCTGCTTGGACCTTGAAACTTGATGGCGTGGGAGTCGTCATCATCAATCAGTGAGAGAACATTGATGCCTGATGTGCCGTCAGCAAAGTCCTTTAAATGTGAGAGTACCTCCCTCAACGCATTATTAACGTCACTTGGTAACATACTGTTTTCGGCTAGATTTACCCCGCCGACATCAGTGTTGTTGGCAGCGGTGCTGTCGTATTCTGTAAGTTTGTTTTTAGCCATTAGAACCTCGCAATTTCACTGCCAAGAAGACCACCGACAGCGGGTGCGCCCGCTTCCACGCCTGCACGTCCCATACGCGCTGTGCCAAGCAAGCCACGGCTTAGTGGCCTGTAAATCGGGGAGAGCATCCCTGCCGCCCCCAGACGCAAGGCGACATTCGGATCTTGCGCACCTATAAAGGCGGCTGCGCCAAACGGTGTGCCGCTGTCTGGCGGTGCGGTAAGCGCCTCTTTGCCTGCCTGCGCTAGAGGCTGCATACGGGCGGTGCCTTCTGCCGAAGCGCGCTTGCTTGGAGAAAGGTCTGCGGCTTTGGATGCCTGCCCAAGCCTAGCCGGTGAAAACTCACCGCCAGCCCGCCGCGCTGCATCCTGCACAATCTTAAACTTGCCGTAGCCTTGATTAGTCATCCGTAGTTTAGCGGTGGCCGCTGGCGTCTTGCCTACGAGAGCGTTACGCAGATTGTTTTGCAGCGCGAACATGCCTTGGGCAATATCGGCAGCATCTACGTTTTGGCCCATTTGTGCCTGTCGCTGGTAAGCGGCTGCACGCTTGCCAATACGGCTGTCAATTTCTTTGAAAAGATCGCCATCTAAACGTGTGCGCATCTTCATACCTTTGTAGGCAAGTAGCGTCTGAAACTCCTTTTGCAGCTTCTTTGCGGCTTTCGGGCTGATCTGATTAATGTCATTCAAAATCTGTTGACCGGACAATTTGACCGAATTGAGATCCGGCACCTCAATGTCCTTCTTCAAGGCATTATAGGCTTCTTCAAAAGCCTCTCTGCCATACATAAGGATGTCGCCACCCTCTAGGCTCTTCGGCACTTGCTTGCCAATACCTTCCAACGCCTCATTCATAGCGGCGCGATTAAACTCTGGGATGGCCTGCATCTGTGCCGCACGGATAGACGGGATCTTGGCCGCCGCCTGATCGACCATGCCAATAACGCTGTTTGGTGATTGCTGACCTGGAGTCAGTTTCACGCCACGGTCCATTAAATCCTGTGCGGCCTTCGTAGGTGCTGGGGCAACCGTCGAGCGCAGCACGCCACCTACAGCGCCGGTCAGCGCCGCACCTGTAGCACCGCCCAGAACGGCAGATCCGGCTTGGTCAACGACGTCACCCTCTCCTGCACCAGTGCCATAAATCGCACCCTCGACGCCAGCACGCCTAGTGGCAGCACCCAGCCCTTTGCCAGCCAGAGCCGCGCCAGTACGTGCCAAGCCTGCGCCGCCTATAAGGGCTGTCGGCAGTGATGCAATTATTTCTGTGCCATAGGCTGCAAGCGGATCTTCTTTTCGGAAATCATCAAGATTTTTGCGGGCTTCGTCTCTTGCCTCTGTGTACGCCTCACTGAAAGATTTGCCCTTAGTCGCAGCGTCGTAAATGCCTCTGAACAGACCAGCGGCTTCATCAGAAAACCCAAACATAACGCCCTGCATAGCGGCACGGGCAATGTCCATTGGATCTGTGCTTGTATCATCTTCACCTGACGGTCCAGCACGGGTGCCTCGACGGCCCGCAGCAACTTGGTTCACCAAATCTTGCTGTTCTTTTTTGGACAAGTTTTTAAAGTTATCGTCAAACTCAACAATGCCGACGCCATCAACTCTAACGCGCACGCCCATCATTCTTCCCCTATTATGGTGAAACCAACATCGCCATCCGAGGACGAAACAGTGCCGGAAACGTCAAATGGGTTGAGAAGCTTGTCGCGCATCGGCCTGCCATAGAAATCATAAGCAAGCGCCAAATCTTCGTATTGCTGATCGTACACGTTGTATTGATACTCAAAGGCATCGCGTATCAATTTACCCATAACTGCGGGATTTTGCAGCGCGTCTGGGTTGCCACCAATTGCCGCCAACACGCGGGCAGCGTCTTGTTCAGTCATAACGCCCGGCCCAACTGTGGCAACGCGCATGCCGCCAAGAATTGCTTGTGCTTGTCCTTTGACGATTAGTTGGTTTAATTGTTCTGGCGTGAGATCATTGGTGCCAAAAAAGGTTTTCAGATTGGCTATCAATTCATCGCCCATACGCTGGAAACCTTGGTTTGTCCCGCCTTGGGTTTCTAGATATTTATTCAACTTTCGCAACGTGTTTTCAGAATTTCGCACCTCGCCAGCTAGCTTGACCATTTGGTTTCCAGAAAGTCGCTCACCTGACAGCGCGCTTTTTACCGTAGGCTCTGCATCGGCAGGCATTGGCACCATCTCACCGGACGGTGTACTCAGCATCAACTGGCCCGTTGTCGGGTTGAACACAGCTTCGCCGAGATAGTCGTTGCTGCCCTTGCGGACGACAGGACCACGCGCTTCAAAGCCTTTGGCCGAAACCTTCTTCAACTTATCCATCTCATTCTGTTGTTTGAGCATAGCTTCAATGCCCATGCCGACAGCCTGACCTGTGCCTACTGGTCTTGTCTGTGGCCCACCGGCTTGTAGCAACGCGGCAGCACCAGCAAGGTTGCGACGGGTGCGTGGATCTTCAAAGCTAGTGCCGAAGAAATCGCTTAGAAGACCAGTTTGTGCCTGCACGGGCGCAGAAGTCGGTGTCTGTGCCAACAAGCCAAATCCGCGTGCATTACGCATAATTGCATCGTCATAGGGTTGTGCAGCTGGGGTAGTGGTTGCTGCTTGTCTTGGCCTTGGCGGTGGTGGTGTGGGCAAGGCCATTGATATAGGCGCAGGCTGTGCGACTACCGGCGCAGGGGCAGCGGTGACAGGCACGGTTTCAGGCTGTGAGCCTAAAAGACCGGGTGCAAACATTGGCTGCTGAAATCCGAGAAGGTCAGCACCGATAATCAGATTGTCTACAGGACGAACCATTTATGCCCCCAATAAGCCAAGAAGACCGCCGCCAACAGCGCCGTACATTGGGTTAAAGCCAGCCATACTGCCTAACTGCGCGCCAGTTAAAGCGCCACCTAGGCCACTAGCCAGCGGGTTTCGGAACACCGGCTGTATGCTAGTGCTGCCAACCGTGCCACCGCCAACTAGGCTAAGAAAGTTGCGTAGCTTTTCAGCATCGACGTTTTGCTCGAAATTATATCTTGCAACTTGGTCAGCAAGCTCACTCTCTGCCATGCTTTCACGCGCACTGCCCACCTGTGCAAGCTGTTGCAGATCAAGGTTCTGCACTTGCGGCGCTTGAGATATCGCAGCCTGTTGCGCCCTCAAAGCAGCCGGTGCTAGACCAGCCGCCAATGCTTCTTGATTTGCACCAGAGCCATATCTGCCACCCTTGGAAAATTGGCTGGTGACTGTGTCAACGACAGGCTTGAAAGCGGCAGACATCAAAGGGTTTGTGCCCATGAGGTTTTGCTGAACAACGCCTTGCGTCTGGGCGGTTAAACTGTTTGGATCTAGCGCACGATCACGCACACCCGTCAGTGCCATCTGACTCTCTGGCGAGAAGCCCACGACAGTGCTACCTGGAAAGTAACTGGGCATGTCAGAGCGATACTGATTCAGAGCTTCGGACAAGCCAAACTCTAAAAACGGCTTCGCGTAATCGGGCGGGTTCACCTGCGTATTCACAGACTGTGCGCCGCCACCGCCACCACCTTTACCCATAATTTTTCACTCCTACGGTTGCCACGTCTTCGTATCCTTCCAGTGCCTTGACCCACCCGCGTCTGCCGACAATCTCCGACGCTACGCAGCCCCATGTCTTTGACCACTGGATTGCGTCTTTCTCGATGTCTTTAAGGGTGTTCAAATCCCCGCCTGCCAGCCAAAAACGCAAGGTGCGCCGACGTGGATATTCGATTATTTCTGTGACTAGGCCCGCGTCCTCTGCGTGCCAAAATTGTGCGTCACCCTTGGCTACAACCTCTGCCACGTCGTCCAGCGTGTGCGAGTGACCGCTGTACGCTAATGCTGCGTTGATAAATGGAGCGCAATGCTTCCACTTATCCCAGAATTGCATATCCAAAAGTTCTATCGGCCTGTGAATTGTTTGCGTGTGTGACAGTGAATGATTGTTTTGCTCTCGCGCTAATGAAGGCTGTGCCATTCCCCATCTCCGCTGCCGCATTGGCCGTCGTCGGCATCAACAAAATGATGCTGTCAGCACCCGCACGAAAATCTGTCACGACTGTCGTGGTGGCACTCGTTGTGCATGTGAAACTGCCGGTTGAATTGACTTTGCCGTCGAGTATCCCGTTAACGACTTGGCTGATTTCTCTTGGGTTGTCTGCCTCTGTCGGCAGGCGGCGAAAGTTAGCGTCGGCCAAGAGCCGCACCCTCTACATCGACGCCTTGCGCAAAGTCCCAAGTGCCGCTGATGTTCATCCGAAAGCGATGAAACCGTCCCTGATCGCGGTGCAGACAATAGCCGTCTGCAAGCAATGAGGATGCACTGCCGAAGCTCACAACCTCATCCTGCCGGTCGCGCGTGCCAACTTGAATTGTGACACTGCCATCCTTGAAATAAGGCACTGTCTTTGTGACTACCGAATGACGGCCTTTGTTTACCGAAACCTCTGGCGTTTCAATCGTGCCAGCCAGCGCAGTGCCGGAGAACGCTTTGATTTTATTGTCGGCTGAACCGCCAAAGAAAAACGTGCCGCCCTTGTATGTCGTCGAGTCGAGTGTGCCTGTAAGTGCATCAAGGTTTGCCGCCTGTGTATCCAATGCTTCCATAGTCACAGAGGTTGTTTGTATTGGCGCAAGCAACTCTGTCGTCAACTCAAGTAATGACCACCGACCGATTGCGTAGTTGTAGACTATGACCTTGTCAGGCGTGTCGCCCACGTTGTCATTGCTTACATAGCTCCACGCGACGATCTGATTGATTGGGTCAACAGCGCACGAGCATTTGTCGATCTTTGCAGAGTTAAAATCCTTGTTAAAAAAGTCGTCTACCTTTTCTGCACCGATAGGCTTAGAACCGCGCCCATCAAACATGAAGAAGCCGTCACGGCTAAGATAGAACACATTGTTGCCAACGCTTGCGATGCTGTTGGGATACGGACAGCCGCGTGATGTTTCCACTAGGTCAATCTGATAGATCAACGGTGATCCAACGTAATACGCAACGGCAATGCCGCGCTCCATAAGGATTGTCGCTTGCTGCCCGCCAACTAAACCAGTAATTGCACCGCTGTCGCCGCCGAAGATGTCTTGAAAGTCAGCTTGGTTAGTGCCGACCGTCCACGATGTTTCATCATTGATGGCCGACCACCTGACGCGGAATGGTTTGCGACCAGAGCCTTCATCTATGTTTGCAGTCCATACTTGGTCCCTGACCACTGCAATGAAATCAGCTTTTGGCGGTGTGCCTGCGAGATTGGAAAACGTGCTGTCGCTGCCAAGCGTCCACTTTTGTAGCTCCTCACCAATACCGCCTGCGGCAATGACCGTGCTTCCAAACTGCACAAACCGCCACCGCTCGTCGCCTGTGCTTGTTCCGCTGTTAGCAAGGTCATATGCAGGCGAACCCGCCTTTGATACGTCGTCCAAGTCTTTGTCAGAATCGCTGTAGCGATAAAGTTTTGCGTTATCACCAGCGAACAAAAACGAATTGCCGTCCGTGTCTTTTGCACTGAAAATGCCACGCAGCCTGCCGCTGGCAGCATTGCTGAAATCAACAAAGTTTTTAACGCTTCGATAGCCTTTCGCAGCCGGAATCACATTCGTGGCAATGGTCACGCCAGGATTATTAAGAGGCGGCTGATCTGGTAGCCATTCGCCGAATGGAATCATTGTTTACTCCACGTTTCATCACCCGGTGAAACAGGCGTCCATGTTTCGCTGCCTTGCGATATAATTGACCAAGTTTCGGAACCCTCTGGAACAATCGTCCAAGCATCACCAAGCACGTTGGCAACGGCACTTTGGCTGATTGAAATACTTGCTGAACCACTGGTTAAAAAAACAGCTTTGGCGGTGGCAGAAGAGGTGACCACTATATTGGCCACGGCGCTGGCAAATTGAACAACGCCAACACTATCTGCGGCAAACGGCTCCTCGCCAAATGCAAAGGTTGAGATCATGGCTTAGTCGGCCATGTAACAGACGCGGGAAACCCAGATTGTGCCGGGACATCACGCAGTGCCTGCCGGTAAGCAGCCATTTCAGCCGAAAGCGTTGTGTCCGACAGTGCAAGATAATCTGTCTCAAACAGCAGCTTGTCACGCTCCTGCCGCACGTTGCGCTGTTGAATTGACAGCTCGTAGTTTTTGACTTGCCACGTCTGCGTCCAGGCTCCATTGACGAGCGTTGGCGTGGCTTCCTCAACATACTGCAATGCCGCATCGTGATCAGGTTGTGAAGATGAAGCCACCAAGTACATCCCATGCGCTTGAAGCATTGCATCAGTCATCGTGTCGGGGAAACTTGTGTTTGGATGGTCTGCTTTCAAAAGGGCGACGGTGTAGGGATAGGCTGCCACCGCACCGTCCGTGATTTTTGCGTACATTCAAAACTCCTAAGTGGCGAACAGGTCGATGGCTGGTCTTTTATTACTGATGGTCGAAGTTGTTGACTCATCAACCGTGTAAGTGCCGGGCTGATCACTCCATTTGTAATAAGTGTTGCCGGTCGTTAGTACAGTTTGTTGACCCTTTTGGTCGTAGCCTGTGGGGCATTGTCCCCAAGCGAACACGAAACCGATGCCGTCGCTACCATTCCAAGTGAAACTGTTGTCGAGCGTCATCTCATGCAAACCAGTGCCGGGCGTGTAAGCGTTATAGTTGTGCTGATTTTTGACTGTGGTTCTGTTAGCGCCGGTCGATGCCCCTGAAGGATTGCTCGTATTTGTTGCAGAGGAAATGTGGCTCATCCTGATCGCGTAGTTAGGAAAAGGCATACGATTTGAAAGTGGAATTTGAGTCACATTCCAGCGCAGTTTGGTAATGACGTCATTCGCACTTAGACCAAGCGTTGAAAGCTCGGAGCTTGTGTAAACAAAAGCAATTAGTTCACGGCGATACCACGTATTGACAAGGCCGGGGCCCGCAGGGCCATTCGTTGCGGTTGCAGTCGAGGTGTAGCCGTAATATTGGCCCGTTCCGCCACCACCGCCGCCACCACCGCCGCCAGCGCCTTGACCTGCTAAAAGTATTTTGCGGCTTAACATTAGCTTGCCACTGCGCCGTATAGACTACCTTGATGCCACAACACGACGGTTGTGTAGCCGCTGGTCGCTAAAGTTGGGGCAGAGCCTGAAGCCCAGGTCATCGTCGGCCAAGTGACCGTGTAGGCCGAGCCATCGTCAATCATCAGCGTGATGGACTCTCCGTCAGAAAACGTTTCAGTGAACGTGGTATTTGCCGCCAACGTTTTATATTGGAGCGTTCCATTGGATGGGTCGAGGACCGTGCCTGTAAGGTTGTACACCTCTTCGACCAGCGCGCCACCGAGTGTCAGGTCGCCGGTTAGTGTGCCGCCTGACAGCGGCAGGAACGATCCACCGCCACCGCCGCCGCCACCTATGCCGAGGTTAGCTGGCGTGATTTTTTTCAAGACGCCGCCGTCATTGACCAGGACATGATCCGCATCGGATGAGCTTGTAGTCGTAGCGGGAGCGTCTGAATTAGCAGTGCCTAAAAGGATACCGGTAGCAGCAGGAAGCGTTGAGGTGACATCGCCGCTGAATTCTGAATGGGCTGGTGCCTTCAAACCCGCATAATGTGCATTCGAGCTTTCGCAAAATAACCGGACTTCCGACTGCGTCCCGCCATTTTTGACATTGATGATACCAGTTTGGACATCCAGACCTTCGCTTGTTGTTTCGGCAGTCAGTGTGGCGTTGCCATAGTAAAGCTTGACCCCGCCGCTGCTGCCATCCTGAATGTTGATTTTTGAAAAGCCAGAGTTATAGAAAATGGTGTTGTTGTTGCTGCTTATATAGAGGTCGCCGGTTCCATTGTGGTTAACCTGCGAATTTCCATTGTGATACAGGCTAAGGTCTTGGCTGTCGCCAAGCTGCAATCTGTTCACTGTAGCGCCGGAACTGTCGCCGAATTGTATCAACTGACTGTTCGCATCAAGCGTGCCGCCCAGTTGAGGCGTGGTGTCTTCGACAACATTTGCAAGACCGCTTGAGCCAGTAGCTGAAATCGTGCCATCAACCGCGATTGTAATGTTGGTCCCTGCCGTTAGGGCAGCGACGACGTTTGTGGTGTCAGTTACATCAGCACTGGTTTCAATGCCATTTAGCTTTGTGTGGTCAGCATCCGTAAAGACGTTACTGTCACTGGCGCTTTCAACAAGTGCACGTATTTCACTTGCAGTTTGATCAGCGGTGGCACTTGCTTCAATGCCGTCAAGCTTACTGTGATCAGCGTCAGTAAATACATTGCTATCAGAGGCACTTTCAACCAGCGCCCTAATCTCTGCGGCTGTCTGGTCTGCGGTTGCGCTGGCTTCAATGCCGTCAAGCTTAGTGCCATCAGTCTGCAAGTCACGGCCATCAATTGTGCCGGGGATCGTGATGTTTCCAGAGGCATCAAGAAACACTGCTTTTTCCGCTGGTTGGGTGCAGAAAATGTTTCGCGTGCCTGCGGTCCAGTTAACCGCCGCATCGCTGTTGCTTGACTGCAAAATAGTCGTGCGCGCAAGCGTCGTGCCAGACGCCGTGTAGGTGCCGACACCCACTTCAAAGTCGGTGCCATCCGTACAACAGTAATAAGTGGTATTGCCGTCACCAATTTCAGAAAACGCCTCAAACCCGGTTACAGCACCTGCAAGCGTATATGTTCCGGTGCCTGTTGTGCTGGTCGTTTCTTTGATTCGATCTTTTAATACAAGTGCCATCTTGCGCCTCAGTCAGCCGTAATGTCTAAGTCACCTGCGTTGATCTTCAAAATGTCGCCGGATTGAATTGTTTTGGCTGATGCTAGAGCGCCATGTATCAAAAGATTACCCGCGCTGCTTGCGTCAAAAATCCCATAAAAACCCACACTTCCCCAATTCCCTGTGGCCGCTGCGAACTCGATTGCACCTGCATTGTCGGTTGCACCAGAAGAGGCCGCATCAAAAGTGACGGCCACACGCGAGTAATTATTGCCAGTAAGTTCGGTGCCGCTGTTATCATCTCCAAAGGAGCCGGTTGATAATCCTACGTAGACAGCCGATGGTGCAGTAAATGATGTAGTGCCAAGCACATGATCCAAGAGCTTGTTTTCTGCGTAGTCACTAAGCGCGCTCATTTTTAAGCTCCAGCAGAGTTTTGCCGTTGGTAAATGCTGGTCATTTGCAAGGTGCCA